TTGTTTGCGGTATTTGTGTAGTTGTTTGCGGTATTTGTGTATTATTAAATGCATTATAATATTTTTTTTCAGGTTTATCTTTATGATTAATAATTCCTTTAAAAAGACTATATGTATGATCTTGTTTTTTCATTTCTTTATCCCATTCTGTATTCCAATTTTCTATTTCTGTATTATTAGGAATAAACTTGTTAAAACATAAATTATTATAGTTAATTATCTTTTCACTTGTATTTTCTAATGTATTTATTGTACAATTTTCAATATTCTTTTTTTCCTTTTCCTTTTCCTTTTTTTCATCTGAACATAGAATTAATTTTTTATTTTTCACACTATTATTTAAATTATTATCATTGTTTTTTTCGTTATAATTTTTCGAATAAGTTTGTGCTATTTTTTCAAAACTATTTATAAAATCATTCAAATGTTTGTTTTTTAAGTAAACAACTGAATCAGGTGTAGTATCTGTAGGTCTAACTTTAGTCATATTGTAAGAATGACTAAGAAAATTTTTCCAAACTTTATATTTTTCAAATAAACTCAATATCATATTGGTGATTGAATTATTTTGACATACCCATTCTATTATGTTTACTATTCGTTCAGAATGAGCTCTATCACTATGAGAATCGAGTCTTACAACTCTTCCAATTACCTGATTTTTTACGGATAAATTCATTACAGGTTCTAAAATATGAAAATAATCCGTATTTTTAATAGAAAATCCTTCAATTAGGTCTGGATGAAGTAGTAACACATTTATATCATTTTTATCATTTTCAAATTCTTTAATATTTTCTTGATTATCTTTATTATTTGGTAAAATACATTTATAATTTATTCTTTCTTCATCTAAAAATTTTTGTAATAAAATAATACCTTTTTGATAAAAATTGGAATATATAACATGTTTTTTTGCTGTTTTATTTTTAGATGGTTTTAAATATTTTTCAACTAATAATATAAATTTTGGTGGCCATTTATCATTTAATTTCATGTTTCCTATAATTCTTCCATTTTTTTCATATTCATCATATTTATTTTCAAATAAAATTTGATGATGTAATTTAGTTTTTTCTGATATATTAGTATTAATATTATTATCATTATTATCTATTTGAATATCATAAATCAAAAGAAATAATTTTTCTATTTGATATTTGGTGTAATTCACTTTTTCCAATATAAATTTTTTAACAGGAAATGTGTTTTCAGTATTTCCATTTTTTATTCTATTTAAATTTATTTCTTTAGGTTTATAATAATCAATAAAAGGTAAAAATGTTACTAAAAATTCATTAAATTTTTCTTTATTTTTGGTGTCAATTATATATAAAGAATCTATTGTGTTATCTTTCATCAAATTCATAAGAAATTTTGATATGATAATCGAAAATTTTCTTATTCCTAATATATTGATTACTTTTATTAAACTTTGGGGTAATGACCTTTTGAAAACTTGAGATTCCAAAAATTTGAAAAATATGTTGTTAAAATAGATCATATACCAATTTATATTTTTAATTATTTTGAAAAAAATAATAGGAACTATTTTACCATGTATGAAACCTTTCATTCCAATAGTCATAAATTTCTTTTGAAAAAGGGCTTTATTAAAATATGGAAATGATTTATCTTCATTTCCAATAAGATCCTTTTCTATTTTACTGTTTGCCCAGTATATTAAATAGAATAAATCCATATTTGTTTCATAAAATGGGGTTCCTGTCATAAAAATATTTTTAAAAGAAAATTTAAGTTTATTTAACACCAAATCTACTAAATATTTATCATTATATTGCCGTAAATACTTAAGAATATTATGTGCTTCATCAATAATGACCACTTTATTTCGTGTTATTTCGTTTTTATTTTTATTTTTTTCAAATAAATCTTTATAACTATAAATACTTGTTTTTATTTTCTCTTTTACAGTATTATAATGATCACCTTGATGAGAATTAAAATGAAGGTCAATTTGCTTTTCCCAATTTTCTATTAGATAATCAGGACAAAATAATGCAAAATCATAATTTTTAAAATTTAATAAAATATGTATGGCTGTCATTGTTTTTCCTGAGCCCATATCATGATATATAATTATTCCTTTTTGATGATTACATTTTTTAATTATTCTTTCTAGAATTTGTTTTTGATGATATTTCAATTTCATTAAAAATATTACTTTATTATACAATTTGAAAATATAAATAAAATTAAAAATAAAAAATTTGATTTACATAATAAGTTTATTATCATCATTAAAAAATTGAAAAAAAATGAATATGTTTCTTTCTGAAAGTACACTTATTTTTCTTACATTGAATGGATTGCTTACTATTAATACAAATCCATTGAATACGAACATAGAAGTTGCAGGATTTATCTATTCTTTATCTGATTATATCATTTATTCACCTTTTTTTCAAAATATTTCATATGAAGAAAGATTTTTCTTGATTTATAATTTGGCAATAGTTCATAATGAAGTTGTCCACAACAAAAGAGAATTGGCTCATAATTATCTTATAAATATGCTTGAAAATTATACTATTTTTGGACAATGATAAATTATAATGATAAATTATAATGATAAATTATAAAAAAAACAAAACTATTTACAAAAAAATAATGATAAATATTTTTTTAATTATTACAAATTACAAATTACAAATTACAAATTACAAATTATAAACTTTATCGATTCTACCTTCTCGCAAATAAGATGGATCTAAAGTATCTATTGTTTCTTTGGATACATTAGATGTTTCAATAAGAAGAATATTGGGGAAAAATTCTATTTTTTCTCTAAATTTGTTCATTTGTGTTTTATTACTTACAGAAATTGGAATATTTTTATGTCTTTCTATAAGATTATAATGGACTTTATGAATCATGACATCAGACTCATTTATTACAATTACAAGAGGATGATCTTTAGAGACTTCAACATATTCTAATAAATTAGGTAAATTATCACCTGGATCTGTTGGATCAAATTCATCACAATACGATGCTTTTAATAAATGTGCAACAAGCATTGTAATGACTGTTTTACCTGATCCAGGATTTCCGAAAATAAAAACATTAGAAAATCGTTTTTTTCCTTTCATATTAATTTCAATATCACGATTTGTTTTATTATAATTTTCTACTATATCTTTGACAATATAAGCTTGTTTTGTTCCTTCTTGAATGATGTATCTATTAGATATATCTTTAGAAACTTTTGTATATGATAAACTATAATAGCAAGAGCCTATTCTATTATAAAAATCGGTCATTTGTTTAGAACTTTCATCAATTTGTTTTGCTTCATCAAAACAATGTAATTCTATGATTTGTTTTTTTATACTTTGAGAACAAAATACTTTAAAAATTAATCCTCCATCTTCTTTTTTTTCAATAAAAATATTACCCACAAAAAATCCATTTTTTGAGAAAGAACATATTGGACCATGTATATATTCTTTATGATCAAAAATACTTTTATAAATTGAGATACAATTCTTTTTTTCTATAAATTCTTGTATTTTACCTTTATTACTTTTTCTGATATAAAATGTATAAATTTGAAAATTAAAGCATTTTTGCATCATAATCAAAAATAGCGTAAAAATTCCAGAGAATATTGTGACTAATGCATTTACTCCCAAAAGAGTTTGCCAAATCATTTTTGAAAATAAATCATATAATATCAAGTTTATTTGTATTTGTATTTGTATTTGTATTTGAAATCAAATTTTCGTATTTTTTAATTTTTATGTTTTTCCATCATGATTTTGATTATTACTTTTTTTCTCTATTAGTTCAAACTTTTTTCTTTTTTGAATTTCTAATTCATTTCTCTTTTCTTCTTTTTTCTTATCTTCTAAAATGTCATTCTTCAAACTTTTTGCATTTATTACATTTGCATTTCTTTTTGTTGTATTTTTTGTATTTGTTGTATTTGTTTTATTTGTTGTATTTTTAGAATTATTATTTTTACTGTCTTCTTTTTTTTTATTCAAAATATTTATTCTTGGAAAGGAACTATATAAATATACAAAAGTAATAAATTCTTGTACAACATCAAATATATACTTTATTGTCATTTTAGAGATATTTTGTACAGATTTTGTTGTAAATATTAATAATAAGAATAATTCATTCCATAAAATTTTACCTGAAGGTCTAATAATTTTTGCAAATATAGTTTCTAATAAAGGCTTTGATTTTAGTGATATGAAATAAATGATTTTCAGGGGTAATTTTATCATTATTCTAATGACTACTATTTCAACAAGTTTCAAGAAAAATGGTACAACTTTTTTATCAAAAAATACACCTAATTTTGGTAAAAACTCTGTTAATTTTGTAAATATTTGTTGAGATGAAGATTCTGCAAAATTTATTATTATTGAAAAAAAAGAGTGGTTTTTTCCATTTTCTAATGCTTTCAATAAGAAAGGAAAAAACAATTCACTTATTAATGTAAGTAAAAGAACGAAGCCAACAACCGTTAATACTCCTGAAAATAAATAAGACATTTTCTTTCCATTTTTTTGTTGATATTTTTTTTTAATATATTCTATTGGATCAACATTAATAGGTATATTCTCCTTTTCTAATTTGAACCATAATTCTCTAATTATTCTATTAGTCATTTCTTTCATTCTTTCTTCATTTTCGGGAATAATATCGTCAGAAGATGTAATTTGTCCTGTTCGCAGTGTATCATCTATAAATTGTAAATTTTCGATAAGAGAAGGTTGTGAAGATTCATTATGTCTTGTTTGTAAATTTTTGTAATGTTGCAATTCCAACATTTGTTTTATAGATATTCGCAAATCACTTATTGCATCTGGTGATAAAGAAGTATGATATTTTGATAATATATATTCAATTTCATCATTTGTTTCTAAGGCTCCTCCTTTTTGTGATTTAATAGATAAATCATTTAATGTATGATTTTTTCCTAATTTTTGTATTTGAGGAACAAGCTTAGAAACATCATCAAAATTAGGAGTTAGTTTCTTTTTTATTTGATCAAAAAAAGAATAATTTTTTTGAAAAAGTATTTTATTTTTATCACTTTTCATATATCTTTATTTTAGCATTATATTTTTCTTATTCAGAGAGATAAATAAACATATAAATTAAAAAAATGATAAACAATTTTTGTGATTATTTTGATGAAGATTATATTTCTAAAAAAATTGAAAATGAAATAGAAAATATAAACCAAAACAACAATTCTCAAGTCAAAAAAATACCTGAATTTGTCATTGTAGATTCATATTTTTTATCAATTATTACAGATAAACCTATCGGATTTACTTTACCCTATAAGGATATTATTGAATTGATCGTAAAATATGTAACAATAAATAATTTATCTTTAGAAGATATTCATGAATCCACAGATGAACCTATAATATCAATACCTCCTCCTATAAAAAAAATGCTCAATATAAATATTGATCATAATGTATCGATGAAATTTTTAGATTTTGTTTATTTTGTCATATTTCATCCATTATAAATAAGATTATAAATAAGAAAAATTGAAAAAAATGAAAAAATGAAAAAATGAAACAATATAAGAAAAAATTATATATATGATAAAAAGGATAATTTCCACTAGAATTCATTTACATCTATAAGAACATTTCTAAAAATTGATTCAATGTCTACATTATATTATGTAGATTATATTCGTTCTTATGCTTATCGAGATTTATTCAATATTATTCAAACAAATATAAGAAAATATGTTGATTATATACATGATAATGATTCTGAAACATTTGTTGCTATTCTTATATTTGTTGTCATTTGGATGAGTATTCTCTTTTATATGAGTGTATCTCTTTACAATGAAACTGAAACTAAAACTAAAAATGAAAATGAAAATGAAAATGAAAATGAAAATGAAAATCAGAATCAGAATCAGAATCAGAATGAGGAAAAAAATAAAAATAATGAATTAGAAAAGCTACGTGAAAAAATCCTTTTGATGCCTGATAATCGTTCTTATATGAAAAAATATGAATCTCATTATGATGATTACGTGAAAACAGATTTAATTGTTGAAGTTTTACTTGATGTTTATGATGTACCGAAAGACAATATGAGTACTTTTATTCGTAATAATTTTGATGATATTGAAAATATTCGTGAGTTTATGAATGATTATCATCAATATGTACGAATGAAAGAAAAAAGAGAATCTTTCAAAAATAATCATAAAAGAGCACAAAATGTGAGAAGAAGCCCTCGCTTACAAGAAAAACTAAAAATCTAAATCTAAATCCTTTTCTTAATTTTATTTCTTAATTTTTTTTGTTGCATATGATCAAATACAAAAGATTTTTCAAAAACAATGCTTTTTAGTATCGAAACTATAAAACTTTTTCCAAATTGTATCTGTTGTAAACGTGTACATCTAAAAGAAGAAGAAGAAGTGTCGCCTTCTTATGGAAAAAATAAGCGTAATAAAGTGGATGATCAATTGAAAGATAAAGTGGATAAAAAAAAATGATGTTGGAAAAAAGAAATAAAGAAATAAAGATAAAAAGTACATAAGTAAAATTTAAGTATTATATATACAGAAGAACAATGATAATAAAACTTTCAGACCCTATAATTCCTCTGTATTATACAAAAGATGAAGTTTTAGATTGGTTGTATAATAAAGAGATTGAAGAGAGATATGCTGTGATGAAG